ATAAATAAGTTCTCACCGAGTTGACAAAGCAGCTTGCATGCGGAATGTGACACACATTTTCTTCGCCGACAAGGATAAGCGGCATCGCTACTGATCAACAGCGGTTCGGGTGCAAGCCCTTGCTTTAGTAGGGCCTTAAAAAAGCGGTTCCCGGCACCGAAAGCCGGGATATTATAGCGCGAGATAGGAGGATCGGCATACAATGAAAGTTCCAGAGAGCGTGCGCATTGGTGGCGTTGAGTACGAGGTACGATATGAGCCTAACTTGCGTTTAAACAACAACCTGTGCTATGGCACGATCAACTACGATGAAAGCACAATAACTCTTTCGAAGGCGGATGGAACAGAGCATCAGAGGCGATGCATTACTTTGTGGCATGAGATCCTCCACGGTATAAGAAACCATGCGGGCCTTGAGATAGAGAACGAAGAAGAAATTGTGGATATGTTCGCAAGGGGCATTTATCAGGTGCTTCAGGACAACGGCAGCAGACTGTTCGATTTGGAAAAATAACGGCCCAGCTGAAAGATCGGCAGGATTTTTACATATGCAACAGGACCTCCCGCACCTCTCCGCGGAAACGTGTGATGTGTCCCAGGGAGGGCATTTTATTGGGTTCTGGCATAGGGGATGTCGGAGGGTGGGTTTGGGGCACAAAAGGCAAGAGAGGTGGTGACGAGTGGCATTAACGGAAAGACAAGCACGATTTGTTGCGGAATATCTTGTGGATCTGAATGCCACAGAGGCCGCCAAGCGCGCCGGATACAGTGAAAAGACGGCGTATTCCATAGGATTTGAAAACCTGAGAAAACCTGAAATTCAGGATGCGATTCAAACGGCCATGGCGCAGCGAGAAAAAAGGACTGCAATTACCCAGGATCGGGTACTGCAGGAGCTTGCGCGAGTGGCCTTTGCCAACGGTACCGACTTTGCGCGGGTAGTTGTCCGGGAAGAGCCGGTAGAAGTGGTTGACGAAGAGGGAGACCTGAAGAAGGTCGTGAGAAGAATCCAGACGGTCGAGATCGTCGATACAGACCGCGTGGATCCTGAGAAGCGCGCGGCTATTGCTGGCATCAAGGAAGGCAAATACGGCATCGAAGTCAGCAGCTACGATAAGGTCAAGGCTCTGGAACTACTGGGCAAGCACCTAGGGATGTTCGATGGTAAAGGGGGACAGAGGGAATCTGAGGAGAATAACCTTCTGCAAGCCATTCAAAGCACTGAGGAGATAGACACGGATGATTTACCAGAAGTTGAGTAAACGCCAACGGTTGGCAATGCTTTGGTGGCAACAGCCGAAGTTCCGGGACCGCGATGCTATCATTTGCGATGGATCCATTCGCTCCGGCAAGACTATTTGTATGACGGTGGGGTTCTTCCTGTGGAGTATGTCCGCATTTTCCGGGGAGAAATTTGCCATCTGCGGCAAGACCATCGAATCGCTGCGGCGTAACGTGATCCTGAACCTGCGTGACTGGATTCCGGATGACATTGAGATCACCGAGCGCAGGGCGGAAAATAAGATCATCGTTTCCGATGGCTGCGGTCACGAGAACACATATTTCCTTTTTGGCGGCCGGGACGAGAGCTCCTATATGCTGGTGCAGGGTATTACGCTGGCTGGCGCGCTGCTGGATGAAGTAGTGCTGATGCCTCGGAGCTTTGTAGAACAGGTATGCGCCCGGTGTTCTGTACCGGGATCCAAACTGTGGTTTAACTGCAACCCCGGCGGCCCGGAACACTGGTTCAACCAGACATGGGTCCAGCGCGCAAAGGAAATGAACGCCCTGCATGTTCACTTCACGATGTCGGACAACCTGAGCCTCGCAAGGGAGATCCGTGAACGATATGAGCGGATGTATACAGGTGTATTCTATCGCCGATATGTCCTGGGCGAATGGTGTCTTGCAGAAGGACTGATCTACCAGTTCGACAAGGATGTTCACACCTTTAAGGAATTCCCGCCTGCGGAGCTGGCGAAGCGGTATCCGAGGGAGAATCCCAAAGACATTTCGAACAAATACGGGGAATGGTATATCTCCTGTGACTACGGAACACTCAACCCCTTCTCTGCCGGCCTGTGGTGGGTCCACGAAGGGAGGGCGTATCGTGTGGCCGAGTATTATTACTCCGGCAGAAACAGCTCCATTATGAAAACAGATGAGGAATACTACACAGAACTAAAAAAATTAGCTGGCGACAGGTTGATCCGCGCAGTGATCGTGGACCCTTCGGCGGCTTCTTTTATTGCAACCATACGGCAGCACGGCCGTTTTTCTGTACGCAAAGCCCGAAATGAAGTTTTGCCGGGTATACGGCTGACGGCCTCCATGCTGCAGGCAGGGGTTATTAAGATCGGCGCAGAGTGCCAGGATGCCATCCGTGAATTTGGATTGTACCGGTGGGAAGAGAAGGGCGAGGTGGACAAGCCCATCAAGGAGAATGACCATGCCATGGACGATATCCGCTATTTCTGCGCTACCGTTATGCGCCGGGATCCATTTGCCCGTAAGGCGCTGGGAGGTTTGTACGATGAAGAAGATTAAAAATTGGATTGTAAATAGATTTCTGCCCATAGTGGCCAGAGAAATGCTTGTGACGGACAATGAGCGGCTTCGGGAAGAGGTTCGCCGGTGTCGCGAGGAAATCGGGCAGCTTAAATCCTATGTTGCTGGATTGGAAACCGGTATCAAGGCCCAGCGCCGGATCATTGTTAACACAGGGGAGGGGAGTAAATGAGCTTTAAAACTTTACAGGAGAACGCAGCACAATATGCTATGGCGTTCCAGGCGACTGAGATTACGTCTGCGGAGATGCGCGAAGCGATCCCCGAATGGCTCAGCCTTTATTATCAGGCAGCACCGCAGAAAGACGAAGATCCTTGCCAGCGCATTGCATACACCATTGTTCGTAAGCTGACCAAGACGGTGTTTTCGGAATACAAGACAACCTGCAAGGACGCATTTGTCGATGGTGTACTGACAGCCCTTAACTGGGTGAGTGCAGAGGCTATGCAGATGGCTTTGATAGGCGGTGAGTGCCGGCTGAAACCGATTCCTGCAAAGGACGGGTTTCGCTTCGTAGTAGTCCCGAGGCATAATATCTTGGTCTTCGGCAGAGATGCGGAAGGCAACATGACAGACGTGGGCACCGTGGAGCAGACATCTGCCGGCCAATTCTATTACACACTTCTGGAGCGGCGCACAGTGGACAGCAGAGGATATTTGACCATCCGCAACCGGCTGCTCCGCTCCTATTCGAAATATAGCCTGGGGCAGGAGGTCTCCTTGACCAGTGTTCCGCAATATGCGGAACTTCCTGAAGAGTACACTTTCCCGAGACCTGTGGGCTCTGTTGGTATGGCGCAGCTCCGGACACCGATGGTCAACTGTGTGGACGGTAGCGCAGATGCGGTCTCTGTGTATGCCGCAGCAGTGGGGCTGATCCACAATATCGACCACAATGAAGCCCAGCTCAACGGCGAGTTTGACCGGGGCGAGCTCCGGATCGTCGTCAGCGCAGATATGTTCAAGAGGGACATCCACGGTCGTCCTATTCTGGAAGACAAAGTCTTTGTGGGCTTGGATGATGATGCAGAGAGCATCGGCGTTACCCCGTTTTCTCCGGCACTGCGTGAGGCATCTTTCCTTGCCCGGAAACAGGAATACTTGCGCAATGTGGAAAATGTGATTGGCTTGAAGCGCGGCCTGCTGTCTGAGGTAGAAGCGGCAGAGCGGACAGCCACAGAGATCACATCCAGTGCCGGCGAATACAACCTGACGATCATCGACTTCCAGCAGATGTGGGAGAAGACTGTCAGAGAGGCTGTGCAGATTTGTGGAGTCCTTGGACAGCTTTACCGAGTCTCCGGTGCACATGAGCCCGCGGAGGACGCTGTGGTCATCAGTTGGGGCAACGGCGTGCTCTACGATGAAGGAAAGACCAATCAGGAGCTGCTGAGCCAAGTCCAGAGCGGACTTCTTCAGCCAGAGAGATACCTTGGGTGGTATTACAATCTGCCTTGTGACACGCCGGCACAGCGCGAGAAGATCCGCAAGGACTATATGCCTCAGTTGGTTGAGGAGGAATGAGGTGATCAGTTATGCTGACACCGGAACAGATTGTAGCACTGCGTGACAGAGCAGGGGAGCTTACAGACCCCGTTATTGAGTTTTTGATTGCGGATATAGCGGACAGGATCTCCGAGGCGGGACATCTTACCAGCTCCGCAGCCTATGAAGTCTGGAAGGCACAGAAACTGGGGGTATCGCAGAGACAGCTCAAGAAAGAACTGCAGAAACTGCTGAAGGTATCAAGTGCGCAGGTCGAGCAGCTACTCACTCAGACAGCGAAAACAAGCTATGATTTCGACCTGAAGCGCTTTCCCCATATGGACGCGGTGCCCTTTGACGAGAACGGGTCTCTACAGCAGATCCTCGATGCTGCTATTCAGCAGGCCCAGGAGGATTTCACCAATATCACCCAGACGATGGGTTTTATTGGTCCCGACGGCAGATTTTTAGAGCTGACAGATGCCTACCAACGAGCCTGTGACTTTGCCTTTGAGAAGGTAGTTACTGGTGCGCAGGATTACAATTCCGCAGTGCGCGACGCTACCAGAGGGCTTGCAGAAAAGGGCATCCGGGTTCTGGATTATGCCACGGGTGTTCACAGGTCGCTGGAGACGGCAGTCAGGCAGAATGTCATGGGCGGCCTCGGCATAATGAATGAGCAGATCAGTCAGCAAAACCATGATCTGCTGGGTTGTGATGGTTGGGAGATCTCCGCCCACGGAGGGTGCGCTCCGGACCATGAGCCTATCCAGGGCAAACAGTACAGCGACGAGGAATACACCCGGCTGAATAACAGCCTTGTGCGCCGTATCGGCACGTTAAATTGTGGTCACTCTGCCATGCCGATTATATTGGGTGTAAATGACCCTCAGTATACGGATGCGGAGCTGGAGGAATTCCGGCAGCAGAATGAAGATGGCGTGACCTACGAGGGCAAGCACTACACCCTCTATGAGGCCGAGCAGCGACAGCGTAGGCTAGAAACCGCTATCCGCAACCGGAAGCGCCGAATCCTCATCGACGAGCGCCTGGGCGACAAGGACGCCTTGCAGACTGATCAGATCCGCTTACAGCTGCTGAAGCAGGAATACAGCCGGTTTTCCAAGGCTGCCAATCTGCCAATGCAGTATGAGCGGATGGAAGCTGCCGGCTTTGACTGGATGAAGGGAAGGGCGGCGGAAAATGCTTATAAAAAGGCAGTAACAGTTAACGATGATGCTGATATTTCTTTTTACTCCGAAGCACCGGTGGACTTAGAAGGACTGTCAAGCTATGTGGATGAGAAGCTATACAGGTACTCGCGGAGAGAAAGTAAATGGAGCAAGACAACGCGTATTGTACCAGCTGAGTATTTATCGGGTGCAAGGGGCAGAAAAGAATGGTCTTGTGACATTACACTCCGAGAAGATGCTGGTTTCAAAACAGTGATCCATGAGCATTTACATGCTAGATCTGTCAGCTATTATGATGAGGATACATTCGTCAAATACAAGCCACTGGAAGAAGGCTGTGTCGAGCTGTTTGCGCAGGAAATTTGTAAAGTAAACAACATACCTTATCATGAGTCGTATAAGTACTATGTTCGAGATTTAAGAATAATAAATTCGATTACGAGATACGGCGACGATTTTAAGTTTGCAAAAGATTTGTTTGACATTCCTCTTCCAGATAGGTATAATTGGCTTAGAATGCAGATTGAATATGCTATAAAACACAGGAGAATGGCGGCAAAAACAAAGGATGCTTTATGGCAGGCACTTAATAATCTCAAGGGAGGTGTGTAAACTGTGGATAATCGGTGTGTTTCTTTAGTTCATGATATCTTGTATGGGAATTTTTCGGACGAAGAATGGCTCGGCGTTAAACAACGCTTTGATGTATTTATGTCCACAGCAACTGATGCTGAAACTCAGGAAATCGAAGAAAGCGGCGCCGGTGACACCATCCACATGATTTATGCCGGCATAATGAACAAAAGAAAGTAAACCACCACCTTGACGTAATGGTCTGGCTGGTGGTTTTTCTATGCCCGAAAGGAGCGTTATATGATTGAACTGTATTTTACCATAAAGGTAATTCTCATGATTGTTGTTTTATCTGTGGCATTAGCCCGCCTGCTCTACAAAGTGTGGAAATGGTTCCACTAACTAAATATTGTTGATTGAAGCACTGTGCGAGAGCATGGTGCTTTTTTCATACCCAAAATCTGGTCTACTCACGGACCTAATAATGTGAGACGGTGGGTCATGGCAACGACCTAAAAAGCCTAGCCGGGAAAGGAAGTATATGAAAACAGAATTTTTGCAGAATCTCAAGGTGGGCGATCAGCCGCTGAGCAAGGAGGTTATCGATGCCATTATGGCCGAGAATGGCCGTGACATCGAGGCAGCCAAGAAGCCCTTTGAGGACTACGGAACTGTCAAGCAGCAGCTCTCCGAGGCTCAGAAGGCGCTGAAGGACATCCAGGACAAAGGCACTGATCTGGAGACCGCACAGCAGAAGGCGCAGGAGTGGGAAAACAAGTACAATCAGGCGATCCAGGATCACCAGAAGGAACTTGCGGACCGTGACTTCAAGGCACTGCTGGAAGGCACGATCACCAGTGTTAAGGGCAAGAATGCCAAGGCGATTACCGCTCTGCTGGATGTGGACACCCTGAGGGAAAGCAAGAATCAGGAAGCAGACATCAAAGCCGCATTGGAGGCCCTGAAGAAGGATAACGGCTACCTCTTCGATGAAGAGGGGACACCTCCCCCGTATGCCCCGAGAACGGGCACAAACACCAACCAGCCCACAGCGCCTCAGGAGACTCTTGCAGGTGCTTTGCGGGCACGATATGAGAAAGGATGATTAAATTATGCCTATTACTCTGGCAGAAGCAAAGGTCGGCATGGCCGACAAGGTCGATCAGCAGGTCATTGATATGTTCCGTCGCAGCTCTCTGCTGCTGGATCAGATGGTCTTTGACAACTCCATTTCCCCCGGCACCGGCGGCTCCACGCTGGCCTACGGCTATGTGCAGCTGAAGTCCCCCTCTACCGCCGCCGTGCGCACCATCAACACCGAGTTCACTCCTGGTGAGGCAAAGCGCGAGAAGAAGACCACCCAGGCTATCATCATGGGCGGCGCCTTCCAGGTGGACCGCGTTCTGCAGAACACCTCCGGCGCTGTGGACGAGCTTGCCTTCCAGGCTGAGCAGAAGATCAAGGCGACCGCTAACCAGTTCCACAACCTGGTCATCAACGGCTCTACCGATGAGGATGAGTTCGATGGTCTGAAGAAGCTGCTGAGCGGTACTTCCAACGAACTGACCAGTCAGGTGTCCCTCGCAACCTCTGCGGATCTGGACGCCAACTATAACGCATTTCTGGATGAGATGGATGCGCTCATCAGCACCCTGGACGGTACTCCCACCATGCTGCTGATGAACAATGCTATGCAGATCAAGCTGCGTTCCATCGCACGCCGCGCTGGCTACTATGAGCGCAAGAAGGATGACTTCGGCCGCTATGTGGAGACCTATGCCGGTGTGCCCATGGTGGATATGGGTAAGTTCTACGACGGCGCTGAGTCTGTCGATGTGGTGGCCACCGAGGACGGCAAGACTGCCATCTATGCGGTCAGCCTGGGCCTGGACGGCTTCCACGGTATTTCTCCCACCGGTACCGGCGTCATTACCTCCTATATGCCCGATCTGAAGGCTCCCGGCGCGGTCAAGACCGGTGAGGTCGAGCTGGTTGCCGGCGTGGCACTGAAGAACACCCTGAAGGCCGCTGTGCTGAAGGGCATCGTCATTGGCGCCGCCGCAGCCGCGGTGAGCGACGAGGACGACGACGTCTAATAAGTGAGGAGGTGCTCCTGTGGTTGAGTTTTCCTTCTATCGGGATGCCTACCGGGGCATCTCTATCCCGGAGACAGACTGGCCGATGTTTGAAAAGCGGGCGGCTGAGCAGCTTGCCCGCTACAAGCGGATCTACACTGTTACAGTTCCGGACGAGAACGGAGAAGCCATGGCCATCTGCGCCATGGCGGATGCGCTGGCATACTATGCGGCATTACAGAACGGTACCGGCGGCGCGGTTGCGTCTGCGTCGATCGGGTCCGTTTCTGTTAGTTATGCCGGTGCGTCCTCTGTGATCGACCTGAGCCCCAAGGCACAGGCAAAGGAGCTTTACCGGTGTGCATGCCAGTATCTGGAGATCTATCGGGGGGTGGGATGATGCTATTTCGGCAAAATTCCATCCCCCTCGATTACAGCAGGCTGTGCAATCAAACTGTCACTGTCTATCACAAGGACGGTGACAAGTTTACACAGACCACCTACCACAATGCCTTTTTGGACTTCCGCAAGAATCAAACGGTTGACCGGACCGGAAGCAAGGAATCCAATTCTTTTCTTCTGGTCCTTCCCGGCGCCGTACAGGCGGTTTTTGTGGGGGACAAGGTGCTGCTGGGTAAAGGTCCCGAAATCGCTACTCAAGAGGCGTGGCGGGATTTCATCCCGGCAAAGGTGCCTGGATTGGTAGTGGTCGACTATGTGGATCCCAAGTACTGGAACGGTCAGCTGGTACATACGGAGGCTGGCGGATGAAAGTAAAGGTTTATCTACCGACAGGTAAGCAGCTGATTCGGAAGAAGGGACTTGACGCAAGTGGGCACGTTCAAATGTTCCACACGCAGAATGTCCTAAAGCGGATCAAGCGGTATATGCCGTATCGGACAGGCAAGACCTACAAGATCACAGTTGCCCAGACCAACATTGCCAAACCGGAGATCGTGACAGATGTGCCATATGGCAAGTATTTGTTCTACGGCAAGGTTATGATCGATCCGAAACTTGGCGTTGCGGGCTTTATGACGCCGAACGGGTGGAGATCTCGGAAATACTGCGAGAAGGTCGAGACTTCACGGGATCTCCGGTACACCCGGACGAAGAATCCGCAAGCCGGTCCGCACTGGGACCGCACACTCTCGGCCTGCGAGGGCAAGGCAATGGCTGCTGATCTGCAGCGCTATATGAACAGGAGGTAATGCCAATGTCTGATCTTGAGAGGATTCGGCAATGGGTGTCCTCGTATCCCGGTGCTGACCGGATGCAGGGCATGAAGGTGGATTACTTCTCCCAGAATCCGGACAATGGCAGCATTGATCCCTCCGGACTGGTGGAGGTATCCAGAACTGAGGATATCCTCGGTAATGTAACCGTGGAGAATCAGTACAATTTCGCGCTGTATTTCGTGTTTCCGAAGGACCCTGGGGATGATCAGGGCGCCACAGACAATGCAGCGTGGATTATGGACTTCCAGCGGTGGGTCCAGGAGCAGAGCATCCGGAAGCAGATCCCCATGTTTGGGGATGATCCTTCCCGCGAAACTGCGAGGGCACAAAACGGCGCCCTCTACGCCGCTGACGAGGAAGGAACAGCCATCTACACGGTGCAGCTGTCCTTTAATTTTATCAAACTTTATGAGGTGAATTAACAATGGCCAAAATTGAACGGAAGTACCTGGCACACTTCATCAACACCACGCCTCCTGCTGAGGCCGGTGAAGAAGCAGCTGCGGCTGTGTATGAGCGTCTGGGTAAGGATCTGGAGGAATACTCCCCCGAACTGTCTGCCGAGGTCAATACCTCGAAGAACATTCTGGGCGAAACCAGCATCGTAATTTCCAGCTACGAAAAGACCGCATCTGTTGAGCCTTACTACGCAGAAAAGGACTCCAAGCTGTTCACCCGCCTGCAGACCATCATCGACGAGGGCCTGGTGCTGGATGCACTGAAGACCGATGTTGTAGAGGTCAAGCTGTGGGAAGCGGCAGAAGGTTCGGCCTACCCTGCTATCAAGGAAGAGGCCTACATTGAGGTCACCAGCTACGGTGGCGACACCACCGGCTATCAGATCCCCTTCACCCTGCATTACACTGGCGTGAAGACCAAGGGCACCTTTGACCCTTCCACCAAGACATTCACTGCCGCCGGTAAGTGATATGAACTGAAACCCGCCCGACTATGGGCGGGTTATTTCATAGGAGGATAATATGGAAAAGCTTATTTTTGACAGTGGTATCCGCGAATTTCAAATCAACGATAACGGTGTTCTCCGGTTTAATCCCGGCGACCCGAATGTATATGCCCGGCTCATGGAGTCCGGTGAAAAGATCCAGAAGGTAGAAAGCGAGTTGCTCGCCAAGGCGGAGACCGCGATTTCTGCTGATCAGGAAGAGAACAACGGCGCAGCCATGCTGCAGCTGATGGCTGAGGCCGACAGAAAGGTCAAGGAGATCCTGGCGTGGATCTTTGGCGCAGACAATGACTTTGACAAAATCTTTGCCGGCGTCAATTTGATGGCTGTTGGGGCCAACGGGGAGCGTGTCCTTACGAACTTCCTGAGTGCGCTGCTGCCTATTGTACAGGAAGGCGCTGAGAAGTGCGCACGGCAGCAGATCTCTGCGGCCACCACGCAGGCCAAGGGTAACCGTGCGCAGCGCAGAGCTGCGGCAAAGAAATGACACCGTGGATTCTGCCGAAATCGGCGGAGATCGGCGGCACCACATATCAGCTGAATACCGATTTCCGGGACATTCTTGAGATCATGCAGTACCTGCAAGATCCGGATCGCCCGGAGTACCTGCGCTGGCAGATTGCGCTTGCTCTGTTTTACGAGGGCGAGATCCCCGCAGAGGATATTCAAGAAGCCATGGAGTATTTGGCAGACTTCATCTCCGGCGGTTGCAAGGACGCAAAGCCCGGTCCGAAGCTTCTGGATTGGGATCAGGATGCACAAGCCATCGTTGCCGACGTCAACAAGGTTGCTGGCACAGAAATCCGTGCGCTGCCGTACCTGCACTGGTGGACTTTTTTGTCCTATTTCCATGCAATCGGAGAGGGGCAGCTCAGCACTCTGGTTTCCATCCGGGACAAGCTGCGCCGCGGAAAGAAGCTGGAGAACTGGGAGAAGGAATTCTACCAGAAGAACAAAGAGCGCGTGGATCTGAAGAAAAAATACTCTGCCGAAGAATTGGCAGAGCAGGAGCGGTTGAAGCGCTTACTGGGAGACTGATATGGAAAAGGAAAAAGTGATTTGCCCCTATTGCGGATACAGGATGCCCATAGAGAAAAGACCGTATGCGGTTGCTCGTGGGCTGTTCGTGAAATGCAAAGGGCGTAGTTGCGGGAAAGTGTTTGAAATCAACATTCCCGAAAAGAAAGGTTAAGTAATGACCGGGTAGTGCCACAGTGCCGACGGATTAAGAGGTGAGATTCGTTGGTAAATAAGAGTGACGGCAAAGTTATTATCAGTACGGAACTGGATAATAGCAAAATTCCCAAGGGGATAAGCCAGGTCAAGGGGCAGCTGGGCGGTCTTAGCAATGTTGTCGGCAAACTGGGAGTCGCTATTGCGGCGGCTTTCTCGGTAAGGACGATTGTTAATTTCTCCAAGGCCTGTTTGGATCTTGGATCTGACCTGCAAGAGGTCCAGAACGTGGTGGATGTCACCTTCACCACGATGAACGAGCAGGTAAATGAATTTGCCAAAAATGCTGCACAGACAGCGGGCCTGTCGGAAACGATGGCCAAGCGGTATGCCGGTACTTTTGGCGCCATGGCCAAATCGTTCAAGTTCACAGAGGCAGAGGCCTACGAGATGTCCACAGCCCTGACCCAGTTGGCAGGCGATGTGGCGTCTTTTTATAACCTTTCTCAGGACGCAGCATACACCAAGCTAAAATCCGTGTTCTCCGGCGAGACGGAGGCCCTGAAGGACCTTGGCGTGGTCATGACACAATCTGCGCTGGATGCCTTTGCTCTGCAAAAGGGCCTGAAAAAGACCACCAGCCAGATGACGGAGCAGGAAAAGGTTGCGCTGCGGTATCAGTTTGTTATGGAGCAACTCTCCGGTGCTTCCGGAGACTTTGTTCGTACATCGGATTCCTGGGCGAACCAGACCCGGCTCCTGAATTTGCAGTGGGAGCAGCTGATGGCAACCCTCGGTCAGGGGCTTATCAACGTCCTGACCCCTGTGGTGCAGTGGCTCAATACAATCATATCCAAGCTGCAGGAAGCAGCCAATGCGTTCAAATCCTTCACAGATGAACTGTTTGGAAACGCGGGAGGAAGTACTGGAGCGGTCATTGAGGGTGCTTCGGACAGCTTAGGGTCTGCCGCGGATAACGCCGGAGAGCTGGAGGAGAACGCCAAGAAGGCCAAGCGGGCGCTTGCCGGCTTTGACGAGATTACCAGACTGCAGACACCGGATACTGCCGGCGATACGGCATTTGGGGATCTGGGAGAGGCAGGAGCTGGGGGTACAGCTCCCGATATGTCTCAGCTAGCAGAGGATTCTTCGGAGCTGGAGGGGACTTGGACCAACATTGCCAAATCCTGTAAGGATTTCTGGTATGAGGTGGTCGGGAAAATTCCTGTAAAAAATCTGGAGAACTTCAATGCCTCCGTTCTTAACTTGCAGAGCGGTTGGGATAACCTGATGAGCACCATTGGTGGCGAAGGTTTTTCGCTGTCTGATCTCATTGCCGATGCGGTCGGTGTTTCTTTGCTTGTAAATGCAGGCGGAAACAAAATGATGGGCGGCATTCTGGACATGATTGCCGAGAGCAGAAAGTATTTCGCGGAGCTGGGATCCAACGGAAGCAGAGAATTTCTGGACGAGAGTTGGCTTAATGCACTTTTTACAGACGCAGATGTCTGGGATTCGCTTGGCGAGACAATTGCCGGTTGGGGCATGGCGATAGCCTCGTTTGTGCCTGAGGATGGTTTTGGTTTTGGTGGCTTTACCAAAGAGGAGTGGGAGAATCTCTTCCTGCCGATCACAGAGGAATATACCAACCTCTACAGAGGTCTCTCCGGTGATGCCGCAGAGGCATTGGCGGAGTATACCAAGGTATACCAAAAGCTTAAGACCAAAGCCAATAAGATGAGCTGGAGCGATGCGGTAATAACAAAAGCTGATGCGAATGAGGTAAAGGAGCTCACTGAAGATCTTTACAATACCATTGTCCGAAACAATAAAGAGGCAAGGGAGTCTGCGGAGGCCAGTATCGCTGATTTACTGGCGCAGGGCCTTATTGATGAAGAATCTGCCAAGAAAGCGATTCTGGATCTGGAGAAGACCTACAGTGAGCAGGAGCAACTGTTGTCTGAAAACAAGACAAGAATCAACAGCATTTTAGAAACAGCTAAGAATAACAATCGTGCATTGACCGCCGAGGAACAGGCGGAAATCTTATCGATATTGGAAGAGAGCAACGATAAGACCGTTGCGGTCATAAGCCAGGGCGCAAGTGACAGCACGGAGATCTACAGAATGCTGGAAGAAAACCGCGGGAAGATGAGCAAACAGATGCTCTCCCAGGCTATCCAGTATGCCAATGACGAGTACGCCGCAAAGGTAAAGGCTGCGAATGATACATATACCGCGTCTATCGAAAATGCGGACAAACTGTACTACGAGCTGGGCGTGATCGATGCTGCCGAGTATGAGCGGATCAAAAAGGAAGCAGAGGAAAAGAAAAAGGTCCAGATCGAAGAGGCCACCAAGGCGAAGGAAGCTCTGATCAAAGAGGCGCAGGCAGCTGCCGGCGGCGTGGCAGATGCCGTCGACCCGGAAACCGGTGAGATTCTGTCCAACTGGGAAGTCCTGTGGAACAGCATGTTCAGCAAAGTTAAATCGGCCTGGGAGAACATCAAGCAGACCTGCAAGGACTTTATAAATCAGATCATCGACTTCCTTAACATCCCTGCAAAAAATGTGAATTCCTGGTTCGATAAGTTTGGCGGAACAAGTTTCTTTGGGTTGGAAATCCCCTCTTTTACCATGCCTGAAATTCCCCACCTTGCCAGTGGCGCGGTCATTCCTCCCAACCGGGAGTTTATGGCAGTCCTTGGCGACCAGCGGCACGGCACCAACATCGAGGCGCCGCTGTCGACCATTCAGGAGGCTGTTGCGCAGGTAATGGCTGATTATGAGGCTGCGAATCTTGCCGGCCACGAAGCCACAGTGGGCGTCCTGCAGCAGATTCTCTCCGCGGTGCTTGGCATTGAGGTTGGAGACACCACCATTGGCCAGGCAGCAAACCGGTACAACCAGAAGATGGCAGTAATCAAAGGAGGCCTGTAATGCGAGGATATGATTTTGACTTTCTGATCGACGGGCGTCCCATTCTGCTGCCCGACGGGGGCGTGGAGATCAATCTGGAGGACCTGGACTCTGCGGAGTCCGGCCGCGACGAGAGCGGTGTTATGCACCGCATCGTCCTGCGGGAAAAGGTGCGCAAATACGGCCTGCCGTATGACCACCTGACCCGAGAGGAATATATGTACATCCTGTCCCTGTTTGCAGGCAAAACAACCTTTCAGGTGGAAAAGCGGGAGCCGGATGGTCAGAAAGCCGTCTTTACCGCCTACTGCGCAAAGGTCGGAATCACACTGCAGAACAAGCGCACCGGTGTGTACAAAAACCTGAAGCTTAACATTATCGAATGCTAGGAGGAAACCTATGCTGAGAACAATTATTGCGCTTCCGGACGGCACGGAGATCTCCTCCGGTCCCGGAACAGTGAATGCGATCCAGAATTCCACACTGACAGAGTGCGTGAATAGCGGTGAGGATCTGACGATTGGCTCCACCTGCGCCAATGCGCTGGAAGCAACCCTGATTACCCCTGCCGGTGGCCTGTCCTTGGGCGCAGGAACGGAGATCATCGCTTACAAGGATGATGGCACCACCCGGACAAAAGTGGGCACATTCATTCTGGAGAAGCCCACCAGACCCACCGCAAACACCATGAAGATTACCGGCTATGACAGGGTATCCAAACTGGACAAAGACCTGACAGCTTGGCTCTCCGGGCTCACTGGCTGGCCTTACACGCTGACTACCTTTGCAGGAATGGTGTGCGGTGCCTGCGGCCTGACCTTCAAAGCAACCGATGTGCCCAACGGGGATTTTCTGGTGCATCAGTTCACCAGATCCTCCGTTACCGGCCGGCAGATCATGCAGTGGCTGGGTGAGATCTGCTGCCGGTTCTGCCGGGCAACACCGAGCGGCGAGATAGAATTCGCCTGGTACACGGATTCCGGAAAGACCATCACCACAGGCGGCGATCTGTACTACTTCCAGAACGGCCTAAGCTACGAGGATTACCAGACCGCGGCCATCGATGCTGTGCAGATCCGGCTTGCGGATAGCGAAAACGGCGCACTCTGGCCGGAAGCGGCGAAGGACGCCAACAGCTACATCATCACTGGCAATCCTATTCTGAATCTCCGGATCACAGATGAGGATCTAAAGCCGGTGCTGGCCAATATCAAAGCGGAGCTGGCGGGCATTCGATACACGCCCTGCAAGGTGTCTGTTCCTGCAAATCTGGACATCCGTGCTGGCAATACGGTGAGAATCACCGATAAAAACGGCAAGACCATCACCGCCTATGTGATGACCAAAACCCAGACAGGGCAGAAAGATACTCTGGAGTCCACCGGCAACCGCCGGCGGGACACCGCTACAGCTGTCAACACAAAACCGCAGTCACAGGTTGCCGCAAATGCGGCAACAAATGCGTTTTCGGAGGTAACAGCGGAACAGATGTTTAACAAGCTGACTGACAATGGCCGAATCAAGGGCATTTTCTCCCGTGACGGCGTGTGGGTAATCAACGCGGACGTGGCTGAGATTGACAACCTAATTGCAAACATAATTACATCTGGGATACTGCAGTCTAAGGACGGTGGTGTCTGGATCGATTTGGATAAGGGCGAGGGCAATCTTACCCGCGGAACATCCGCATATTTATCCACATTTGACGAATACACGGGCGGATGGACCAAAAATGTTGATGATGTAATTCGTGAATTCGTAACAGTAGAACTAAACAAGATGCGTACCAACACAGTAAGAGACTATGCTGCGGCATTGGATTCGAACGGTAAATACCCAGAAGGTGTGAAACTGTCTTTGCACAAAATCAGAAAAGGCTCCGGACAACTGCTTGCATCGATAGCATTTGAGTGGGTAGACGGCTCAAGAAGCCACATGAGTGCGACTGCTACCGCGGCAGATATCGGCGGTGGGTATACAGAAGAAGCTACTTGGGACTTCAGCGATATGGCGTGGTCATAATTCTGCGACAGGAGGATTGAAGCAATGCAAGTAATCAATTTAGATCTATCTGTGAAGGGGATCATACCCCTTTTGCAGGCGAAGCAGGGGGATGTGGGGCGGAAGTTCCAGGCGGTGATCACCGACGGCGGCACGGCCTACGACATCCCCTCCGGCACAACCCTTTCCGTGTGGTACTCCGGCACCAGCGGCGAGGGAAATTATTCTCATATTGGCTTAGACGACGACTTTTTACAATCGCGCAGTGCGTTCACCATCAGCGGCAATACGGTTACCGTGGAGCTGGTGGCCCAGATGCTGACCTGCGCAGGCGGGGGAACCCTGAGCCTGGTTATGAACGGTGCGGATGGCACCCAGATCGCCACATGGAATATTCCGTATTCCGTGGAGAAGATACCCGGAGCAAACAGCGAAGGCGCAACGCAGTATTATACGGCGTATGCAGAGGTGGCGATGAAGGAAATGAGTTCAGCGCTCATAAATGCGCTGGAGTACGCAAAGGCAAGCGGTGAATTCGACGGTCCCCAGGGCGAAAAAGGTGACAAAGGCGATCCCCCTAAGAAGGGCGTGGACTACTGGACGGAGACGGATAAGCAGGAAATCGTCAATGATGTTCTTGCGGCACTTCCCACAGCAGAGGGGGTTGGTTTCTAATGGCTGATACGGTTGTTTTTGCAGAGCAGACTCTGACCTTTAATCGGGCAGACGATGTAGCATATATAGACCTTATCCCCGCGCCTTTTACTCTGGCAGAGGGCGAGCCCTATCGTATTGTACTGAACGGTGCGGTGTATGAAGCCTGCGCATTCGGTGATAGACCCAGCATCCTGTACACGGTGCAGGACAACAATGGTAATACTACAAGCGGCTCATTCCAGATTGCGTATGCTTCTGAAGAAGATTGCGGAATGGCCGGTGGCGCTGTATCGATAGCGGTTTGGGGAGAATCCGACACGCATACAATTGCTATTTATCAGAAAGAAAAGGCAATTACCTATACTGTCCCTTCCTCCGCACTAAAAGCTGTTGCCGATGCGATCCGGGCGAAAACAGGCGGTACGGAAGCTCTTGCTTTCCCCAATGGCATGGTGGAGGCAATTTGCGGAATTCAGAGCGGTCTCTGGCCTAAGGAATACCAGCCGATAGAATGTA